TGGGGTACGTTTATGGAAGGGGTGGATAAGATACCGAAGAGGAAGGTGATGTAATGGATATTTCTTTTAACTGCCCTCATTGTCCGGTTCATATCACGGTTGAGATTTACGAGGTATTGCGAACCAATTTTGCGTGTAACAGTTGTCATCGGAATATTCATCCGTCTGAGATATTCGGGGAAGGGAAGCTGGATTTTCATACCGAGATGGCCAAGTTCATTTCTGAGGCTGCGCTGTGTTATTACGGGCATGTCCACGCATTGAAGAAGGCACAGCGGGAGATTAAGTCTCAAGAGGAACTGACGGGGCTTATGGAGAAATGCCACCTTTATGGTAGCGAATTAATGGCTCGAATGGCCATATACCTTAACGATAATGAGACCTTACAGGATATTAAACTATCTTTTCGCGGGCCGGAGCTTCATGGAAGTGGAGGATCTGGTATTCGCTAGGTACGGGATACGTGCCCGAGCCAGATACGCCCCGATGAAATGGGAATACAGGATGTTCATCAAGACATACCTGATGGAACGGAGGCTGGGGATGCACATGGAGAGAGGTTCCCGCATTCCGTTTCAGGTGGTTGAAGGTGATAGGAACTGGGAGAGGTGGGGGATTAATTAATGCCGTGCCATAAAAAGAAGAAAAAGAAGAAGAAAGGAAAAAAGTAATGCAGGAAATAATGAGAGATGGTGGATCACCAAAAAGACAATCACAGATAGAAGAGGCAATGACCCGACTTGACAGAGCTATTGATGGGTTGACCGGGGTTCCCGCTAAGTTTGAAGAAAGGTTGCAAGGAATTATGAGACAGCAGGATGCCGAAAAAACACCACAAATTAACGCCGCGCTCGGTGAGATGGTCGTACCGCTTGCTAACCGGATAAATGCCTGTGCGGATACTATATCCAAGGTAGTGAGTGCCCTTAACGAGCAAGGAAACAGGTTGGAGTTGTAAGGGTAGTGGCTGAGAATCAAACAGTAAAAGTTGAACCAACGGGGCAAGTTTATTACTCCAAGGATAGCGATCTATTGATGGTGGATTTAGAGGATATGCCCGAGGGCAAGTATTGGGTCAGGATAAGCCTGACACTATTAAGGGAACTTCTACAAAAAAATGGCTGAGAAGAAGAAAACCAACAAGACCGTTTTAAAGAAATTCACCGATGAATTGATAAAAAAGATCGATGCATTGCCCATAGAGAAGCGTCTTCAGGAGCATCTTGAGTGGATGATTCTGTATCGAGAAAGGAAAAAACGTCCGACAAGGGAAGATGTCCAGAAGAAAATGCTCCATATCGCTGATGATATTCGATTCTGGGAGCTTCAGTTAGCCCTTGAGAACGAGGATTTTGAAAGACTGAACGCTATTACAAAGGAAATCTATAGCCGCTACGAGGACAAGGCTCCAAAACTTCGTGGCGAAGAAAAAGAGCAGGGGGGAGTAGTTCTCCTTCCGGCCATACAGGAAGTAGATGTCGGGAAAGCAGTCCAAGAAAAAAAGAAGAATAATATGGCAACCGCATCCGGGACCCCAGACTGAGTTTCTTCGTAGGGGAGAGGATGAAATACTGTACGGCGGTGCCCGTGGTGGTGGGAAGTCTGAAGCAGCCCTCATGGGGGCACTTCGTTATGTGAAGTATTCCGATTACAAGGCCATCTTTTTTCGAAGAACATTCCCCCAGGTACAGGATTTGATAGATCGTGCCCGGAGATATTATAAACAAGCGTACCCTGATGTCGGATGGCAGGAGCAAAAAAGGAGGTTTATATTTCCTTCGGGTGCGATTATCGCTTTCAGTCACATGGAACATGAGAACAGTTGTTTTGAACATACCGGGAAGGAATATCATTATATCGGGTTTGAAGAGCTTACCTACTTCCTGAAAAAGCAGTATATCCACCTTACGACATGCTCCCGTTCATCGAATCCCAATATTATTCCCCGTATAGTCGCTACGACCAACCCAGGGGGGCCCGGCCATGTGTGGGTTAGAAACTATTTTATAGACCCCGTTCCCCCTCAGACCACAATCGCGCGGAAATTCATAGACCCGTTGACGAAGAGGGTTAGTTACCTGACGCGGGTATTCATTCCCGCAACCATCTATGACAATCCGACCCTTCTGAGAAACGACCCCCGCTACCTGATGAAACTGCAAAACCTCGATCCGAACCAGCGGAAGATGCAGCTTGAGGGTCAGTGGAACGTATTTGAGGGGCAGGCATTCCCCGACCTTACGGATGTTCATTTTATCCCCCACCGTGAGCCCCAGGATGGAACCGTGAAGTTCGTATCGATTGATTGGGGTCATGCCGCGCCGTTTTCGGTGAGCTGGTGGGAACTCGATCCTTATGATCGACTCTACAAATATCGTGAGTGGTACGGGGTGAAATACGATGAAGAAGGTCAGATCATGGACAACAAAGGACTTGAACTGGACGCTTTTATTGTGGCGCAGGGGATGAAGCAGCGAACCAACGAAGAGATCAGTTACGGTGTTTATGACCCCAGTATGGATACAAAGGGCGGGCATGGTGCCAGCATTGCCGATTCTTTCAGGCGGGTGCTGGATTATCCTCTTATCGGAGCGAACAATAACCGTCTTGCGGGGAAAAATCAGGTTCATGCACGGTTGAGAATCCGCGCAGACGGGCAACCGGGAGTGACTTTTTCGGAACTGTGCCACCATACGAAGAGAACATTAACAGGGTTGTCCCTTGATGAAAAGAACCCGGAAGATGTGAACACGAAAGCTGAAGACCATACCTACGATGACATGAGATATGCCTGCATGACCCAGCCCACAACGGAACACGTTGTTTCTGGGTATGAAGGCGAAAAGTCCCTGACGGATATTGAGTCCTTCAGGGGTATGAAAGCAGAAGATACTGAAGAATACGGCATTGCCGGAACATATTAGCTGGAGGTTTTATGAATATTTTCAAGAAACACAAGTGGCATTTTATCTATGTCGCATTTGCGCTTTTTCTGGTTTTTGTGGTGGGTTCGCTATGCAGTGCCAATATAACGGCAAACCGGGCTGATATGGGGAGTAGTTCGATTATTATTCGCCCGGCTACGGAAACCGTTACATTCGGAGCTTCCGATACAACCAAGACATTCACCATCAGTTATAATGGGTTTGTCAACGCGTATGCCGTTGTAATGCCCAATTTCACCAACGCACCAACGGGGAATCTCAAGATCACCGATGAAGGCAGTCTGGATATTTATGACTCTTCCGGTTCGGACAGGGATGAATCCGATTTTGCCAACAGTGCGACAACCCACGTTTATAATTTAACGGATGTCATCACCCTTGCGGGGGTGAATACCGTCACCATTACACTTTCCGGTGCGCCGGGGGGTACGGGAGGAATCGTTTATGTCACCTTCTGGCTCGAATAAGTGTTCCCGGTGCGAAGGGGAACTTGTCTATGTGATCTCCGCGAGTAAAGACGATCAGGTTGCCCAGATTTACCAGTGTAATAAGTGCGGAGAATTACAGGACGTTATGCGCTATCGCTATAAAACATACGACTGTCCGGGGCATCAGTTCAATTTCAGCCACCGTGAATTCAGTGATAATGCCTTCAGTCACACCCTCGACATGGTTTTGATCTGTGATCGGTGTGGCGCACGGAGGGTGGAATCACAGGATTTGAGGGGTGCCGGACGGAAGGGGATGGTGGAGATCGAAGACCCCAGAGTGTTCCCTACCCTGGCATTGAACAAGTCGGTTGCAGAGAGGTTATTGACAAAAGAAGAAGTTAAGGATTTCTGGAGCAAATAAATGGCAAAAAAATTGCCCAATGACGAAAAATTGAAAGACCTTTTTCTGGAATGCGACAAGGAATGCAAGGATCAGTTGATAGAGATCCGGGCGGCGCAGGATAAATCACTTGATCAATATCTCTGCAAGAAAGATTTCTCCAAAAAGAAAAAATGGCAATCCAAGGTTTATACCCCTATCGGCAAACCGGCCATTAAAAAGGCTACCCGAATGATAAAACGGTCACTGACCGATGTGGAGAATTACATTGACTTCATAACCCCCACAGATAATCCCGAGAAAAAGAGGCAATGTAATCTCACGAAGAGAATTGTCAAGAGCCACCTCGATAGTGACAAGTTCCTCGATAAATTTTCCGAAGCTACGGAATCGGGGTTTACTCTCTGCCTGATGATCTTGAAATTCTGGGTTGGGAATGTTCCCCGGCATTGGACGGTAGATCCCGCAACGAGCGATCTTGTTACAAAGACCCTTCCCCACCTGAAGATAAAGGTAGTGAATCCGTTTAATTTCAGGTTTACAACAGACAGGTCCATTACCATAGAAGACGAGTGGATTAAACTACCCGATCTAATGAGGCTTTCTGATGCCAATGATGGCCCGTTCCGAAAGGGAATCATCAATAAGATGGCGCAGGAGGACTACACAAAAGAGGGAAGGACGGACGAAGACAGCGACAGGCTGAAAAAGATCGGTGTCGGGGACTCTTCCAATAAATATCGGAAAGATTGCCTGATCTCCCATTACTGGGGTCCGTTACTGGATGATAAAGGCAAGACGATAATGAAAAACTGCCATTTTGTCATCGGAAATCATAAATATATACTCCTTAAGCCGGAAGAAAACCCATTCTGGCACGGAAAAGCCCCTTATATCGTCGGTTCACCCCTTCCGGTACTGTTCAGGCACATTGGAAAGTCACTTATCGAAGATGTGGCAGGACTTGAGGATGCCATTGTGAGCTTCGTCAACCTTCAGATTGATAATTTGAAGTGGATAACCCTCGGTATTAACGAAGTTGACGAAATGGCTCTGTCAGAGGTGGGGAAGTCAGAACTGACAGAACTGTATCCCGGCAGGATGGTGAGAAAACGATCCGGATACGACAAGCCAGCGTTTACGCACCATGAAATCGGGACACCTCCTGAAAAATCAATGCCGTTGCTCCATGAACTCCAGATCCAACACGACAGGGACACCCTCGTAACTGAGTACACCACCGCGCTTCCCTCTTCCGGAGCTAATACACTAGGGGAGTATCAAGGAAAACAGACATCCGGAGTACAGGATTTTGCTTCAATCGCGCGGGATATAGAGCGATCCTTCCTTGTTGAATGTGCGGATATGGCGCGTGATCTTATCGTTCAATACATGTCCGACTTCAATCAGTACCCGGAAATTACGGCAATATTCCAAAACGAGGGTCATGCCCTCGATAATATGTCCTACAACCAGAAAAGGGCAATGATCGTTACAGACCTTGATATTGTCGGACGGGGGATCTCCGTATTTTTTGATAGGCAGGATCAGCTTAGTAAACTGGGAACATACGTAAAGATGCTGAACGCCATGCCCGAGGAAGCAAGTCTCTGGCCTGTCTGGGAAGAAATTCTTGACCGGATGAACGAGGCTTTTGCTTTTGACAGACGGGAATCCCTTGTAAGGACGGAAGAAGGGGTTAAGAAGGTTATGGCATCCAAACAGCAGGGACAGCAACAGCAGATGCAGCAGGCCGTCATGATGAAGATGCAGGAATGGCAGCATGAATCACAGGAATGGTTCATAAAATTCAAGACGGAGATGGCAAAACTGCAACAGGAAGCTATGGAGAACGCAAAGGATAGAGAGCAGGATTTACTCATTGCGGTAATGAATCACATAGAAAAACAGAGAGCAGAGAAAGATGCAGCCGACAGAGTTGGAAAAGGAACAGCAAAACAGTAAAGAATTTATAGAGTTGCTTAGGGAATTTCGACAAACAACTCTATGGAAGATGTATATAAAGCCCGAATTGGAAAGGCAGGCGGAATTCTGTGACACCATATCGGAAAACACAGATGATCCTATTGTCGGTTTCGCATGGAGAAGGGCTTTTAGAGTAGTGAAAGAAATAATAATTTTTATGAAGCAGGACACCCCACGATAAATGGGCTCCTGGAGGAGAGAGTATGGAACCGAAAGAGGTTATCACCCCTAACACGGGAGTAAACCCAGGTGAAGCAGGCGGAACAGTAGTAAGCCCCAGTGTGGACGAAACTGCCGCCAGGATAAAGGGTCTCGAGACAGAGTTGGCAGAGTCCCAAGGAAGAGTATCGGGGCAGACAAGAAGTTTTCAGGAACTTGATGCACGATCAAAGGCTCAAGAAGCCGAAATCGCCCGGTACAAAAAATATGAACAATATGTAGATTTTTCTGAACTGGACACATTAGTTGGCGGCAATACGCCCACCCAGCAAGGCACTCCGGCAGGAAATCAGCAAGGGGCGGCAATGGCCGATCCCGGATTAACGCAAAGAATGGCGCAACTGGAAATTAAAAATCTGTTGACGGAATTTTCACAGAAGAACCCTGATAAGGCTTTTGTGATTCAAGATGCGGATCTCGCGGAAAAAGTGGAAATCGCGGCATTTAAAGAAGTCCAGAACGAAAGGACGCAGTACGGTACGGTCACATCGACCCCCGAACAAATACTGCAAAAAGCCGTCGATAAGACAATCGCATTCCACAATAAACTGATCGAAAAGGGTAAGGCAATGGCAACTGAATCGAGAAAGAAAATAGATGTCGACCCTACTGATGTGGGTGGGGCAGCTAATAAATCAACTGATGCGGGTACAGAAGAAGAATACGATTCCCAGGCAGCATCCAGAAAGCGTCAAGAATATAAAGAGAAAATACGATCTGGAGGTTAATAACCGATGGGACAATTATTTCAAACAAGCACGCAGGGAGGCTATACCTGGTCGCCTCTTCTCACGAAAGAAGTAGTTCATGCGGCACAGCCCGACATGAAATTCACGCAGTTTACTGCATTTCGTGAGGAATGGGGTAAGGGCAAAGGAGAAACCTTCCTGTTTGACAAATACGGCAATATCGACACCGCTGGTGCTGATTTGACGGAAACAAGCACAATACCGATGCATGGTTACAGGCTCTATCAGGGCACGGCAACCTTAGTGGAACGTGGAAACGCTATTCCGTGGACGAAGAAATACGAGCTTCTTTCTCAGACCAATGAGAGAAAAGCCCCTGTGCAGAAGTTGAGACACGACATGGCAAAGGTATTGGATGAAAAATGTGAAGCGCAGTTCGACGCATGTAAGGTTCGCTATAACTCCTCGTCTGCAACGGGAGGGTCATTTTACACTGATGGAGTATCAACGACCAGTGCGGCTTCTGCTCTGAACAAATACCATGTGAAACAGATAATCGATTACATGTACCAGACCATGAAGGCAGACACCTACGATGGCAGTAATTACATGGCGATTCTTTCAACCAATGCGAAACGGGGTATCTATGATGATGTGGAAGACATACTCAAGTACACGAAATATCCCGCAAACGGCGAATTCGGAGGCTATTACAGTTGTAGGTTCACTGTCACCAACCATGCTCTGAGCAACACAATCGGAAGTAGCTCCGCATACGGAGAGGCTTACTTCTTCGGCGGCAATGAAGCCCCTGTTATGGAAGGGGAGGCTTACGCACCGGAAATTATTCCCAAGGAACTGACGGACTTCGGGCGAAGCAAGGGATTGGCATGGTATCTTATCAATGCCTATAAAATCTTCTGGGAAGGTGATCCCGATAATAACATCGTCAAGTTCTGCTCGGCGTAAGGGAGGTAACTTAAATGAGTGACAGATTATATGATGACTTTGGACACAGACAGTGGCTTTCCATAGAAGCCGTTTCTGTGGTGGGTACGCAGGCTGCGATTGCAACACTCGTAGCTACGAAACAGCGAGTGCCTTATGCTGCAAAAGTAACGGCAATTTCCCTTGTGCAGACTACAGGGGGAACCGGGGCACAGTCGTTGGTTGCCCGTAAATCGCTTGGCGGAACGGGCACCCTTACGGCATTCGGCTCCTATACACTGGGGACCAATGCCGATTTAGCTGGTGGAGCTTTTACTCTGGTTGAGACTGATTTTGCGGCAGGAGACCATTTCGACATTGCGATAGCAGAGGGTA